TTTGTGCAATATTTGTATTTCCATAAATGGACGCAACCGTGCTCTTGTTCATTTTATATTTAATAGGTGTTACACCAGTTGACAATAAAGAATTTATTCTAGATATAATCGTTCCCTTACCTTCTCCTCTATCACACCTTTGTCCTTTATTTGTTCTACCTTTACTACTCAATCGAATATCTTTTGTTTTAAAAACAATTTGTTGTCCCTTAAAAATCGTCATAAATCCAATTATATCATTAATAGATGAGATATCTTTGATTTGCATTTTATTAAACATTGCTACAGCCAATCCTCCTGGTCCAACTGCTTCTTTACTAGATACCCATGCCCCGTCTATAAATGCTAATATTGAATATAATTCGTGAGTACTGGGTTTCAAAAAATCTGCTAAAACAATTCCAGTGTATTTATTACTTTGTATGATAAATTGTTGAAAATAAGACATTGCTATTGTTTCCAATGCTGTTCTATTTTGTTTTGTATAAACTATATTCAATAATTCTAATTTCTCAGCAAATTTTAATGTATCAATAAAATGATACATGGCTAGTTTCAATAATAAAGCTTTATCGATATTATTGTATCTCTCAAGATTAACAACTGCCCAAGCCGCAGCTTTAATCCAATTTTCTTTATCCATGCTAGTAATAAATTCAGGAGTTTGAATTTGCTGATAAACCGATATTATTTTATCCATTAGTTGACTATCAGCTTCCACAACCTCGCCTTCCTTTTCAGTCTTAATATAAGATGGAATATTATCAGGGAGTTTAAAAATTATTTTCCGGCGTTTATAATCTATTGGATTGACACGATCAAAACGAGTTATTGATTTGGAACCTAATTCCAAAGGTTGAAACATATAATAATTTCCAACATTAACTAAATGACCCAATCTCCCTAACATATCAGTTAAATATTCATTCTTTTCTGTTACTAAATAATTCAACGCAGTATAAATCTGATCCAACGGATAGTTTTTGATTTGAGTAAGCAATGCAACCAATGATTGTCTATCGAAAATATAGTATTCTTTAAATAACAATCGGATACGTTGAAGAATTTTATCCATATTCATGATAATGAAATTTTCATTGTATGTAGTAGTGTTCACTTCTTCAATATCTTGAACAGATGTATTACATTTATAATCACAATCCATAAAATCACACATAAAGCTACCTCTTTTATCTCCCAATCTATATTGAATAGTGGTACCAGATGATAAGTTTTGACTGACTATTTTATTAACATTTTCTTCCGAAAAATTTTGCCCTTTTCTATTTAATAAACAATCAACCGCATTTTCTTTCAATAAACGCACTACTTCTGCAATTTTTTTAGCTTTTCTCTCCGCTAATCTATAAATATACATATCAGCTGCTTCTATATTATTATCTAGTTTAGTTCCGTATAGGTAAATCTCTACATTTCTCTCTTCAAAAGGTAATGCGCAGTGTGAAAAATTTCTAACAGATCTTCCAATAATCTGTTCTTGTCTATTTAAATTATACCATGGATCTAAAATATGCGTTTGTCTTATATTTTTAAAATCCAACCCTTCTGATCCAGCACGCGATACTATAACTACCTTTATCATTTCACCATTAATATTATTTGGACTAGTAATTGCCTTTAATTCTGTTTTTACATCCGGAGTCAAATTTTTATCACCAGTTATCATAATATATTTTGCAGGAAATTTGACATTTTCGGATTTTAATGTTAATGCATCAATTGGCTTTGTAGGCGCGGTTTTAAATAGCGATCTACCTCCATATCTTGTAATACCCATTTCTTCTAAAGCTAAAGCAAATGGTACTCCTCCTCCATCGATATATTGAGAGTATACAAAAACAATACCTTTAGATTTTCTGATAGAATCACATATTGCAGCTATTTTTGCACTGTATTTCCCAATTTCAGGAGGAGAAAAAATTCTACCAAAATTTTGCATTGTTATATCTTTATATCTGAAACCTGACTTTGTTGCCTCATCATACATCATGGTTCTATCTAATCCTTTTTTTCCATATAAATATTGATACAAATCATCATCAGCATCATCGCTATCTAACTCGTAATGAGGATAAATCATATTCAACGCCTGCAATGGAGGCTCTAAAATTGTAAACAACAACCCTTTATTTGGATCATTTAGAATTGGTTTCTCTTTTCGGAGAGAATCTAGAACAAAATCATATCCCTTTTTTTGATAACTACCTATTGTTGTAATTGATAAATCTAGTATTTGTATTGGATCTATTATCGCCTTTCCATTAAGTTGTTTATCAGGATAGCTCCAATCATTATTTTTTAACATTCCTAAATATGAAGAGGGGTTATTCGCTTCTAATGGGTATATACTATATGGAAATGTAAACGGATTATTTCCTCTAACATATGAAATATATCCCATCATTTTTTGAATCAACAACTCTTTTCCTATCTCTATTCCCTCTGTATTTTGAATAAACGCCCCTTTTGAATCAAATACTTCTCTAACCGTTACCGGATATCTTTTATCATTTAAATTCAATAAATTTAATAGCCAAATAATTTCCTGATAATCATTAAACATTGGAGTAGCAGATAATAGTAATAATTTTAAATTAACAGCATTTGTTACAAGAGTTAAAAGATTTTCTGAACTTGGCTTAATGGCACCTTCGCCAGTAATTCGCAAATTATGAACTTCATCAATTACAAGCATGCGATTGGAAAACTCTTTCTGAAGAGATCGTCTTTGTTTTCTTTTAATTAATGCAATGTCATCTCCTTTACTTACCGTTTTTTGCATAACGCGCGAAATATAATTGGAGAATTCGATATATCCTTGAAAATGATAAGACTGAGATATGATTCTTTTCACCTGTCTAACAACTCTATTTCTTGAAAGACCCTTCATATTCATAGGATTAATTTCTTTGATAAATTTGTTTCCAGTACATGCTTTAATATTCCATAATCCATTAACTTCTTTTAATTTTCTTTCATCAAATAATTGAATTTTAAAATTCTCCTGTACAGCAGGCGATGCAACAATAATAATTCTTTTAGTTATTCCCAATTGTTTTAAATATGAACGCATTTCCTCGCATACAGAAATAGATGAGCATGTTTTACCAGTACCCAATCCATGAAATAACAATAAACCATTATATGGGGTTTGGAATGACATATAATTTCTAACAAACATCTGATGTGGATCTAATTCAAATTCAGTATTATCACATAATTTCTGCGCGACCTCCTTAATATTATCAAACTCTTCGCGAGTTTTTTCTTCATATCGATTATCATAAAACTCTTTTTTTGTCGCTATTTTGACGTTAAAATTAGGATCGTCTAAAGAAGGGTAAAGATATTCATATCTTTTTGCTTCATTCCCTAATTGCACTCTGTTATCATCTGCTATACATTTAAGAAATTGTCGATGTTCAGGATTTTCCATATCGATGCTCTTAATATCTTTGAATTCACCTTGCAATTGGTCACAATTTTTTATAACAATTGCCTTCTTTTTTATTTTAACCTTACCCTTCTTTTTTTTCACCATTACTTTAGGTTTTCCATTTTCTTTTGTTGACATAGTTAATATATTATGAGATTAATCTATATCTATCTAAAACATTATTGATGTCTTTTATTACTTGTAGTTTTTCTAAATTATATGGACGAATAATTGATAAACATTCATCTAAAGTTAACCATCTCATGTCACTTACTTCGCTTTTTTGAAATTTATCAGGTGTAATATTTTTAGATATTAATTCAGCGACATAATATTTATGCCTATAGGATTTGTAATTCGACCCGATAAATATTTCCTCAAATGGTTGAATATTAGTAATCATATCTAAATCGTCTTTCATAAAACCCGTTTCTTCATTAAATTCTCTGTAAGCACAAGTAATATCTGTTTCCTGATAATTTCGTCTGCCTTTTGGAAACCCCCATTCAGGAGTTATCCAATTTGTTTGACTTTCTTTTATTAAACTAGAAATATCATAACTCCCTTCATTGTAAATCTGTATTCCTCTCTTAATCTGGACAAACTTTTCTTTTGCATGCTTTTCTTCACTTCTATACTGAATTCCAATAAAATCTCCCCATAAACTTTTCCATAAATCACCAAAGTTGCCTGAAATAACTCTTTCCTTTTCGCTCACAGTCATTTCATCAACCAATGTTTGGATATATTCTTTATTGTATAGAGGATACTTTCCTCTCAGAAATTCAATATACCCTAAGCTGTCCTTTCTACATATCATAAGATACTTAAGTGTGTCTTTTTCTTTTATAAAGCTAACAATACCAACGCTTGTTATTGGCGTTCTACATTGATTAAATAAATGTCCTTGATTTATGCAATTATTACAAAACTGATTTGATTTTTGCCGATTCATATTATATGTTTATACATGCTAGTTTTTATGTCTATTTCATATATAATGCCTCTAGATCCAGAGATATGGATGCCTCATTTTGAATTCATGTTACAAACCATATCAGTTATGTATCCACAACATCCAAATGATGTCACTAAAAAAAAATATTATGATACTATTCAAAATTTACCATTATTTTTTCCTCAAAAACCAATGGGTAATCATTTTGCCAAAATATTGGATAAATATCCAGTGACCCCTTATTTAGGATCGCGTGAATCATTCATGAAATGGGTTCATTTTATAATTAATAAGTTGCATATAAAAATGGATTGGGAACAACGCGACTTTTTTGATAGTTTAGAAAAATACTATGATGCATATAAACCTAAAGAAGTATTAAATAGAGAAAAATATAAATCTAGAAAACAATATATTATGATAGGAACGGTTTTATCTATTATTATTCTTATTTTATATCTACTCAAGAGATCAACTTAAATAATTATCTGCCTAAAATATAATGAGAATAGGACTATTTATCATAGGGATTACGATATTTTTAGTAGTAAATACATATTATGATGGCAAGTATACAAAAATGTTTCATATAAATAAAAAATATATACAAATGGCTACATATGCATTTGTAGGTCTATCGTTGTATTTGTTTATCAAAAAAAACCCAGAAGGTTCAAAGGGTATGTTTAAACATGCTAATAATATTATAAAATACATGCCCATTGATCGTAATACGACTGATATGTTAACCCCTATTTTTGACTTTGCCAGCGTTAAAGGGGATATGGATCAGTTGAGCAATACAGCTGCTATGAACAATGCTGTTACACCGCAGATGAAAAGAATGTTAAATTCGGGAGGCAACTCATCTAAAAGATCAGTAAGTGAAACTAAAAAAAAATATGTAGCAGCACAACAAGATTGGAGATGTAAACACTGTGAAGAACAACTTAAAGCAACGTTTCAGGTAGATCATAAAGTAGATTTAAGATATGGAGGATCTAACCATGTTACAAATTTAGTCGCTCTATGTACTGAATGTCACGCCACAAAAACTATGCAAAGTAATTTGTAAATAAAATAAAAGTAAATATTAAATGTTATTTGCGACTATTATAAATTTACTAATAGTATTAGTACATTTATTTATCATTTTCTCTCCATTACTTCTATTTTTTCTTAAGATACCAAAGAAATTTTTGAAATACATGCTATTGATACCCGTGCTAGTAGTATATCATTGGAGCTGGCTTAAAAACCAATGTTCACTGACAATTCTTCAAAAGAAATTGGGGTTAAGTGAACTAGAGGGGGAATCAGGATTTTCTGAAAAATATTTAAGGTGGTTATATAATCCAATAATGAGAATATTCAATATGAAATGGAATGATGAAAATTTAGATATAATAATTAATTTCCATTGGTTAATAAATTTTTTAATTATATGGTATTTTACATTTTTTTAATAAGATAATAATATAACATGACTAGATCTGGTTATCAAGATACTGTTATTAGGAATTTATTAGCAATTACATTATATGTTCCACTAATTATTGCGATAATTGCGAGTTCCGTGAAATTGTATGATTTTATTTATCCACCATCTACAGGCGGTACTAATGTATATGATCAAGCATCCGAATTAAGAAATATTCTTACAAATACTATAATAGAATTTTTCCAAAATATATTTAAAGTTATTATGGATTTTTTTAAAATTATATGGGCAGGTTTAACAAACTTTAAAACACTAGCCGTTACAATTTTAATAGTATATCTTATTTTATCATTCTTCTTCACGTTTCTTTATAAAGATAATTCAGTATTGAAAGAATGGTCTACGTATACTAATATTATTTTAATATTGGGAGGAGCATTTATTGCACTGGGTGTTATATCATTATTCATTAAAGAGAATAATGATTCAAGGCCATTTCGAAATGCTGAAAATATATCTTCTCAGATAGAATGGACATTCGTTGAAACATTACCATTATACAAATCTATTCTTAGCATTGCAATTGTTTTAGGATTAACGTGCTTAGCTTTATATTTGATTAAAACATTTTCATTTTTATCACTTTCTATAACTGTATTAATTGAAATCTTAGCATTCATTGGATTGATATTTGCAATATTTAATGCTATTAGTAAAAATACAGAATTTATGGAAAAAATAATGAGTAATAAATTTTTCCAAGTTCTTTATCATATTATATTTATTATACCGTGTACTGTTTTATATTTAACAAATTATTTATGGGGACAAATTAAAGAGACGCCGTATGTAGCATGGATAATTTTAATTATGGAAATAATATGCATTGGATTATACTTTTTGATACCAATTATAAAGAATTACATATTTCTACATTCGGTTACTAAAACTGATGATTTAATGATTCAACAAGAGAGTGAAGCAAAAGACAAATCCATAATAAGAAATGAAAATCAATTGGCAAGTATTATGAATGAGGTATCGGTAGACTGGGAGGTTATTCTAACAGATAATTTATATGATATCAAAATGGAGAAAAATTTGAAAACATATTTGGAATCCAAAGGATATAGGTCTATTAAAAATAAACAACGTCTTGGATTTTTTGAAAATTTGTTTTCCAAACCACTATCACTTGAAGCGGCAATTACATATGTTCAAATAAACGCGCCTATAATTATAAATTTAAGAAATCAGATCGGAATGCAAACAGAAGAATCTAAAAATCTAGGAGATAGTCGAAAAAGCAAGGAAAATATGTTAAAAACTAAAATTCTTTTGAAAGACCCCATTTATTTAAACAATAAAAAGGTAGTTGGAAATTATGAAGATATAGGATCGGGGGTTGGTGCATTTAATTACAATTATTCACTTTCTGCTTGGACATTTATTCATGATCAACCACCAAGTTTAAGACAATCAAGTGGCGAATTCACAAATATATTGGATTATGGCAATAAACCTAAAATACAATTTAACCCATCTACAAATACATTAAGAATTATCA